TGAAGAATATTCTCGCACAAGTAAAGGAAATGCCGGATGGTTTCCCGTTTGAAACGACCATCAAGACAGAGACATTCGGCAAAGGTAGAACCAAATACGTGTTTACATGAGAAGAGTTGAAGGAAGTGCCGGTGTATCGCTGATGGAATGCACGAACCCGGTTAAAGACAAATGGCGCATCCGCTGGGATGTGCAGGAAAAAGAGAACGGCTCTGCCTCCTACATGGAAGAGGAGTTCGGACACAAGCCTACTGATGAGGAAATCCGCACATTGGTTATGTCATGGTATAACAGCCAGACTGATGCAGCTATCCTATCCGGATTCGCCTATAATGGTGCCCCTGTATGGCTTTCTACGGAGAACCAATACAACTATAAGGCAGCATACGATTTGGCCGTTCAGACGGGCGGAGAGACCCTTCCGGTTACATTCAAATTCGGTTCGGATGAACAGCCCGAATACCATACCTTTGAAAAGTTGGATAATCTGAAGGACTTCTACATTCAAGCGGTCAGACACATCCAAAACACACTGGCTGAAGGATGGAAAAGGAAAGATGTATTCAACTTGGATTTATATCGGATTGAATGATTGACAATCCCTTCGGGGGAAGGATAAAAAAAAGCCCCCGGCCTGTTAAATAGTCGTCTCACTTACCATTTAAACATAAAGCACCTCTTACCGGCACGACCGGGGGCAGATACCCTCGTTCGCCAGTAAGAGGCTTTTTTATGTAAGCGCTATTCTGCGCAATGATAAGTGAGACAATGCAAATGTACGAAATTTAACTGGATATGAAAGTAATTGAGATACTAAAATTGAACAGAGAGCTTTTAAAAACATGCCATTACATGGGCATACGACCCGATGACGTGCAATATATAGAACTATATAATGAATATAACAAGTTGCAGACCAATGGTGAAAAAGTGTCTTATATCGTAGCTACGCTTTCCCTACGATATGGCATCAGTGAGCGAAAGGTGTATGACCTGATCAAGCGTTTTAAAACCGACTGCAATTTGTGTGCAGTGTAATCAGGACTTCCTCCCACTAAAGGCAAACTCCCCTACCCTACCTTTGTATCGCAATAAATAACATTCATATCATGGACAAGTATTATCAAATCTTAGGCAAGGTGCTTTCGTCCGGAAAGATGCAAAGCAATAAAAAAGGGAATATCCGCTACCTACTGAATGAACAGCTGACGCTGCTCCCTGCCGACCTTCTTGATATATTCGAGGGGCATACCATAGCGCGGAAGAAGTTAAAAAACGAGTTACAACTGTTTATGAGGGGCGAACGAAACGTGGAAAAATACAGGGAGGCCGGAATCAACTGGTGGGACTACTGCGGCTCTATCCTTGTGAACAGCTACCCAACCTATTTTGAAAAACTGCCGCCACTCATCGAACGCATAAACAGGGAAAAAAGGAACAGCAAAAACTATATATTGTTTCTCGGATCTACAGGAACAGAAAGCAACCAGGCTCCATGCCTTAGTCTTGTTCAGTTCCAGATAGAGCAAGGAGAACTGGTCATGACCGCCTATCAGCGAAGCAGCGATGCGAATTTAGGACTGCCGGCAGATATTTATCATTTGTATCTAATATCAAGACAGATTGAGTTGCCACTAAAATCCATCACCCTGAATCTGGGGAATGTGCATATTTACGAAAACAACATCGACAAAACAGAACAGCTGCTTGCCGGCAATGAAAATGTAAAATTTGAATTGAACGTATGAGAAAGATGTATCTGTCAGCCCCTCTCCCATTTGTCGGGCAAAAGCGTATGTTAGCCAAGGAATTCATGAAAGTGCTGGAGCAATATCCGGATGGAACATTGTTTGTTGACCTGTTCGGTGGCTCCGGATTGTTGTCTCACATTACCAAATCCCTCAAGCCCCACTCTACTGTTATCTATAATGACTTTGATAACTACCGCTTCCGCATGAAGCACATTCCGCAAACGAATCAGCTGCTTGCTGACATTCGCGAAATGGTAGGGAATTCCGTACCACGTCATAAAATCATTAAAGGAGAACTGCGTGAACGAATATTCAGCCGCATCGAGCAGGAAGAGAATAGCACCGGATATGTGGATTTCATTACCCTCTCCTCCTCTATCTTGTTTTCCATGAAATACAAACTGTCTGTTCAGGATATGCGGAAGGAAGCTTTATACAACAATATACGCAAGACCGGCTACCCGGAATGTACGGACTATCTCGAAGGACTGGAAATCGTATCTTGCGATTACAAGGAAGTATTCAACCGGTATAAAGATATTCCTGGAGTAGTATTTCTTGTTGATCCGCCCTATCTGTCCACTGATGTAGGGACCTATAACATGTACTGGAATATGGCAGACTATCTGGATGTGCTGAATGTACTGAAGGGGCATTCATTCGTATATTTCACATCCAACAAATCTTCAATTCTGGAGCTGTGCGAATGGATAGGTAAAAATAGGGATTTAGGTAATCCTTTTGAAAACTGCACAAAGGTGGAATTCAATGCTCACATGAATTACAACTCTTCTTACACAGATATGATGCTTTACAAGAAAGAGGCTGCCTGATTGCGTTTACTTTGCCTGTATTGAACAAAAAAGCCGCAGACGGTAATTTGTACGTCCGCGGCTTTTTCTGTCTAATAAAGACGGCTATTGCAGCCGCTTGATGGCCACACACTGATATACCTCGATACTTTCCACAATATCCTCATGGTTGTGATTGGTATCACTCTCCACCAGATCCAGCTCCAAAAAGGTCTCCCCGCTCAATCCGGCAAGCTGTGCATGAATCAGTCCGGACAGGTCAAACACCCTCAGCGCATCCTCCTGCAGCTCGCTGCCCTCAGCACTCGAACCTTCCCAGTCCGTCACGATGTGCAGTTTAATCAAAGGTTCTGCCCGGTATTCCACACCGGGAACAATCGCATTCCACTGTATAGGGCAGAATTCCACAAAGACAGCCGGACGCTCCCAGTTTTCTTCCTGTTCGATGAATTCCACATTATGGTTCCACAAGTCTATGTGCTTGATAAGGTCAATGGCCTTCAGCTCCCGGCAAAGCATCCGGTAAAGTTCTTTTCTCATTTTCTTATGATATTATATTCAATGGTAAAATACTCTGTTAGGTTCTCTTCTACAATCTCACGGACGGCTTTTTCCACTTCAGGCGATGTGCCGAGGAAACGGCGTCGGGGAATCCTGATGGTGCTTCCTGCTTTCTTTAAAGCCATGAACATCCAAAAATCGGCTTCTGTATCAAGCCGGACATTTCGTTTGTCTTTTCGAAGTTTGCCGTCTTTTCTTCTACCGAACGCTCCGGTTGCCTCATAATACTTATGCCAGAAGAAACGCTTCATTCGCTTGGTCACCACTATTTCACCGCCATCATTATGAATGGCCGCATAGGGCAGAGAGGTAAAGAAGGTAATGCTGTTTTCCGTTGTCCGACTTCCGATACTTTTCCGAAGCGCCCCGGTATCTGTTAGTATGGCTCTACCTTCATTCCGGATGGGGCTTTTCCGTCGCTGCCATTTCTCACTGAAAAAAGCCTGCCGTTCAAAGTTCTTGTCAAACTCATCACTCATTTCCACCTGAATGTCTTTCAGTATCCGGGCCACTACTTTTTTTACGTTTTCATTCATTCCCAGTCAAAGTTAAATTTCAATTGTACCGTATCGTCCGGCAAATCATTTTTAGGGTCTGCGGACGCTTTAAGCATATTGTAGAATGTACGCTCACTAATAGCATACACAGGATATATGTACCGCCGCCATATTTCACGGTTCGGTACACCGTGACTGGCATAATGGTCATATATCCTGTTTACTTCTACTACACGCTTCTGATAACTGACTCCGTGCCGCTTTCCCATATAGGTTTAATCGTTCATAGACGGTTCTACTTTAGGTTTATAGGGACGGATGTCAAGCGTCATTTTTGCGCTTACCGTTACCCGGCCACTTCCTTCACACTGTCTGCAGACTTCCTCAACGGTTTCGCTTCGCTTCTTTCCAAAGATCCGAGAGGGATATTCTACAACTTTCTTCACTTTACCTGTACCGTGACAAGCACGGCACAGGGCTACTTTCGGAGATTTCTCCACTTCTTGTATCATAGTTCTATAATTTATGATTCTGTCATTCCCAGAGGGATAGGTTTCCACATTCCGTTTTCGTTCTTGATTTCAGCACGGATGAACTGTTTGCTCACTTCCGGCTGGTAGGCTTCCTCAATGATGCGTACACCTTCAATGAAACGTTCATCTCCGGTTTCCATGGCCACTTTGCGAAGCTGCACAATGCGTGAAGCCTTCAGCGTACCCTTGGCATCACGGGCCAACAAACGAAGCACCATGCTCACCAGTGCCTTGGTTTTTTCATCTTTGGCCAAGCCTTCGATATATTCCTTCACAATGGCTATACCGTCTTCCACCGTGTCACGGTAACCGTCGGTCACATACACACCCAGCGTGATTCGTTTGTCGCCTTCACTGTTAGTAAAGGTATGGCTGCGCTGGTCATCCTTCACCTTGGTTTTGAAAAGGTCTGCCTTCATTTCCAGAATGGTTTTGAAGTTGTCCATCACAGTCTGCTTGCTTGCCTTGATCTGCTCACTGATGCCCAGCAGTACCGGAATGGAGTTGGCTATCTCCTCATCCACCATCTGTTTGTACATTTCGCGGTCATTCTTGGCTTTTTCCTCTGCCGCTTTCTTTGCTTTTTCTCTCTGGAAGGCTTCAAATTCCGCCTTTTCCTCTGCCGTCATTACCACGGTCGTTTGTTTCATTTCTTCCATGATTCTTGTTTTTTGGGGTTATTGGTTTTCATAATCCTGCATTTTAGGTTCATCTTCCATCAGCATAGCCTCTCCGTTGGCGTATGCCCAGTCAGCCAGTTCGCTATAAAACTCGGCTGCATCTTGCTTCTCCATATCAGAGGCAAGCAGGTTGATTTCCTTTTTCAGATTCTCTAAAATCTTTGTGTTTCTATTTTCCATATCCTATCAGTTTGCCGGAGCATCAGGGTCAATCTGAATGAGTGATACCATGCTCACGGGGTTAATCGTTTGCTTTTCTTTCTTGGGCTTCAAGCCGCCTTTCCGTTGTATGGACCGAAGCTTTACCGCCAGTTCATCCAGTTCGTCCACCGTAATCTGTCTGAACGCCTTGCCGACTATTCGGGGATTACTGCAGAAGTCATTGATTCGTGCCCAGTCGGATGTATCTATGCCCAGCTTCTGCATCAGGTTCAGACAGAGACTCCGTTTCCGCCGCAGCTCCTCACGCAGCTTCTGTCGCCATTCGTCTTGTCCGCTCAGCTTCTCCAGAGCCGTACAGCAGGCTTCATACTCCTTGGCTGTCATTTCCTTCAGACTGTCCGTCCGGTTCCACGTGTACTGCAGCACAATGCTTTTCTTGAATTCTTCCCGGTCTCCTGTACAGGGCAGCTTGTTGAACAATGCATAGAACCGGGCGAAATTGGTTACTTCCTGTGCCATATCATTTGCCATTAAGAATCATTTCACATTCAGTTGATTTGGTACTGACACGATAAATTATCTTATCCGTCTTCACTGATTTAGCTTTGTATTCAGCCTCAATTTGCCCAGCAAATATCTTTTTGAATTCAGCACCCATTTTAGAAAGTATTTCCTTGTTGTACTCCCCGCAAAATCCTATGCGTGAAGATTGGATTTCACGAATATTTCCTCTATATACCGTAGCAGTCAACGTCATCACCACAACACCGGTTTCCATTTTTATTTTTCCCATATCGACCATTTTTACTCAAACAATACTTTAATGCCACACGAACTGGCCACATCAAGCTCCAGTTTAGCACCTTTGCTCAGTTCCCAATCCTTCAGCATATAGATATACTCACAATCCAGCAACAGGCGTATATCCGCCCGCATGTGCTCTCTCCAGTGTGCTTCATCCGGAAGTCCGTTTTTAAATGGATTCACCGGATTGAACCCCATAGCACGCAATCTGTTTTCAGCATCGAGGAACGCACCTTTGCGCTCATCGATATTGTAGTGGGCTATTGCCCCACTGATGTAAACTTTGTCTTTTTCCATATCACTTCTTTTTGATGTTGACTTTACAACTTGGATTCCATATCAGCACATTACGTGCAAACAAGACATCACCCGTTTCTATTACGACATGACCGGGCGTTTTCGCTCTTCTCACTTTCAGGTCACTTTGGATGTTTCGCTCCAGCCAGTCATCCAACACTGCCCTGCTGGAACTTCCGTCCAGCAGAATCTGGAACACTTCCGTTCCGGTGTAGCTTTCAAAAGCCTTTTCGTTATTATCCATAATCACTTTGGTAAATTATTACTTGTTTGAATGATTCCGTCCTCCCATACCACATAATAGCTTCCCGGGTCTCCAATGGCGCGGCCTTGACAATAAGCTTTATAACCGACCACTCGAATCTTCATATCACAGATATATTTCAATCTTACAGCACCGCCACCCATTGGCTGGCTCTTCTTTTCCTGGCTGATCCAGATGAAACATTTCTTCGGAAAGGTTTCCATCAGTTCCACAGCCTGCGGATAGTCCCACCCGGCCACCTGAAAGGAATCAATGATGATGAACTTCGGGCTTTTCGGCTTTTTCAGCCGGGCAATCACTTCCTCCAGACTGCCTTCTGTCACCACGCGAAACTTACCCTGCACCTCATTCATCTTCAAATACTCCATACGCCGTTGGAAACTTTGGTTGATTTTCTCTTCGTAACTCATGTACAGCACCGTCCCATAGTTACACAGTTCCTTTCCAAGCTGCATTACAAAACTGCTCTTCCCGCTGGCACTGGCACCGCTGATGAACCACGAAGCGTTCTCTGCCGGGAACCCGAAAGGTTTGCTCCATTTCTCATTCCACGGCAGAGTAACCCATTTCTTGGCGGCTATTTCCTTCGGACTGTACGCACGCTTCATTATTCCGCTGTCATTTTAAGTTTTTCAATCTCAGTATAAACTCTTCTCAAACCACCGCGTGTCTTCCGTACAATCTGGGCTATATCAGCACCTGCCGGGGCATTTACCTTGGCTACAATACGTGCCTGGTTGTTCAAGAACTGTTCGCGCTCCTTGCCATCATCCGGAGTCACCTTGCTGTACCGGTCACCATAACGGCTCAACATTTCGGTATAACCCACCTTCTTGCATTCTATGGAGCGGTTGATTTTCTCTTTCAATCCGTCTGCCCCCATCATGTACCAGGCGCAGCAGCGTTCAGTGGCATTCCACAAGGCCTTCAGTTCAAGGAAAGCTTCATACTGCAGATCGCCTGCTTCATCGAGGATGATAAGCGGGGTTTCCATCGAACGGAGGTAATATACCAGGTCTTCATACACGTCAGAATACTTTCCCTTACTGTCCACACCAAACTCTGCAGCAATCTTGCGTACCAGCTTCAATTTGGTCTTTACCTGCGAGCAGTCGATATAAACGGCATTCTTGTGGCTCTGCACATAATAACGTGCCGTGAAAGTCTTGCCGATATTGGGCATGTCGCACAAGATACCCGACAGGCTGGACTGCTGTGAAAACTCCAGCTGGGCTGTGATATATTCAAATGTCGGGGTCTTGGCTGCTTTCCATTCCATTTCACCACGGAGGTTCACCCCTAATTTGCGGGCAATGCTTATCCAGTTGGCATCGCTCAGGGCTTTGTCTGTCTGTCCGTTTTTGATTGCACTGTACACAGATGTACTGATGGCTAAAGAGGCAGCATGCTTGGCATCACTGGGATAGTTCGCACGGTTGGCGGCTATCGCTGCTAAAATCTTCTGTTTTTGCGCTTCTGTAATCATAATTCTAACGCTGTTTTAATGTTGTTCTAATTCTATTCTTACATGTCACTGATGGCCCTCATTGCCTCGCTTATTCCGGAGTGCCATTCATAATCTGATTCCGGATCTGCCGACAATTCGGCTGGCAAATCATCGGATAGTTCCACCGGGGGAAGTTCCAGTTCCTCTTCCGGGTCATCCGTTGGCTGATCCGGTGTACCGGTTCCCACCTTTCCGATGGCGTGGTCATTGAGGTATTTGCTGAAATGACTCAGAACTTTGTTTTGCTCTGTATAGGCTACCCGGTCTTCTTCGGTCTGTTCTGCCATCACCCGGTTGTAAGTCACTACCGGACGAACCTTGTCAAGGTAGCGGTCGTTCTGGTACAGGAAGACATCCGTAGGCTTGCCCTCTTCATCCGGCAGATAGTAAGCCGTCACCTTGCGGTTGTTTGGTTCCAGCTGCTCCAGCACTTCCGGACCGCTCAGCCACCAGTCCGCATTTGCCACACGTACTGTGGAATTTCTACGAATACTGGTATCTACCTTTTCTCCGATATATCTGCTCAAGGTCAGTTTATCAAGCGGTCGAAGGGTCGGATTGATTTT